ATGTAATTGTATTTGCATCAATTATTTTTGCTGTTATTGGATTGATATTATCATTGCTAATATCTTTACGTGAAAGCCCATTGTTTGAGAGAATTAAAAAGTATTTTCCGTATATACAAAATGAAATATATAAATTTACCAATAAAATTTTATTCTCTACAATAGGTGTTGTGATTATAGCATTAATGGTAAAAACTGTTTCAATTAAGAACTTTTATTATAAAATTGGTATTTCCTTTATTGGGTTACTACTTTTTATGTATATGCTTTTTGGTACAACTTATTTGTTAAAATTCAGCACTGATATGGTTATTAGAAATCTTGATTTAGAAAACGATAATAAACAATCAATTAAATGAAAAGAGGTAGGAATATGCAATTAAATCAACAAAATTTACTTCTATATCAATACCTGCAAAAATATTTTTTACCTCCTAAAATAAAGCAGCTTGTAGAAACATTCACATTTTCAGAGATTCGTAAGCTTTTAGGTGAGATGGACATAGAATTCTTTGCTCTCTGTTATTTTCCAAAATACTTTGACCGTAAGTTTGGAAAATTCCACAGGGAGCTTTTTACTGAATTAAAATATATGTTAAACAATAAAGGGTTGATTGAAGCTTTTGGATTGCCAAGAGAGCATGGAAAAAGCACAATCAACTCTTTTTTATTTCCACTGTATTCAACATTATATAATAAATCACAGTTTACATTAATTATTTCAGCTACAGAGCAAATTGCAGTTCCATTTCTTGATATGATTAAAGGTGAACTTGAAGAAAATGAAATGCTTATTGAGGATTTTGATATTCAAAAAGGAAACAGATGGAATAATAATGAAATCTGGATAAAAACTAAAAGTGGAATTGATAGCTGCATAATGATAAGAGGTATAGATGGTTCACTTAGGGGTATTCATTATAAACAATACAGACCAACATTGGTTTTGCTGGATGATTTATTAAAAGATGATACAGCAAAATCAGAAGCCAAAAGAGAACAAGTTAAATCTACTTTTACAGATGTAGTTTTACCTATAGGTACTAAAGACACTAATATTTTAGTTGTTGGTACAATATTAAATGAAGAAGATATAATGGCAGACTTATTAAAAGGTAAGATTTCTGGTGTCAGAAGTATTAAAAAAGCATCAATAATAAGCTTTGCTGAAAGAGATGATTTATGGGCGGAGTGGGAAATAAAATATAATAATTTATTAGATGAAGACAGGATTAAAACAGCCCTGTCTTTTTTTTATGCCCATAAACAAGAAATGCTAGAAGGTACTGAAATATTATGGGATGAATATTTAGATTATTATTATTTGATGTGTAAGAAGCAGAGCATGGGTGAAAAGAGTTTTTTTAAGGAAATGCAAAATGACCCAAGAAGCACAGATGATTATATTTTTCAGGATATTAAATATTGGGATAGGTTACCTGAATTTGAGGATATGGAAATAGTAATGTATGTTGACCCAGCAATAAAGGCAGGTAAAAGAAACGATTATTCTGCAATAACGGTTTTAGGCAAAGACAAAAAGACTAAGCAGATGTATGTTATTGATGGATCTTTATTTAAAGTACTTCCAGACGATTTGTTTCAAAAGATTATTGAAAAATTAAATATATATCCAGTTGAAAAAATAGGGTTTGAAACTGTCCAAGCACAAAGTTACATGAAACAAAAACTTGAGGAAGAGCTGTGGAAAGAAAAAATTTACATACCTATAGAAAGCGTTAATTCTAAAGGACAGAAGCATGAAAGGATAATAAGTCTTGAGCCTGAAGTTAAAAATGGACATATACTATTTAATGATTGTAATATAATGTATAATAATCAGGTAAGAGATTATAACAAGAATTGTAAAAATGATGATGCACCTGATAGCTTATATGGTGCTGTTCAATTGATTCAAGGAGTAAAAACTTTGAGGTTTTATAATAGAAGTTTAATATTTTAAAGGGGGAATTTATATGGTAAGCAATTTTGATATGTTATTTTATACTTTAGGATTTATTGTTCCTGGTTTTGTGATGGACATGATATTTAGGATATTTATTCCTAAAAAGAAACTTGATGTTCAAAACTCATTATTTAGATTTATTTATTTAAGTTGTTTAAACTATGCGATATGGTCATGGGCAATTTTTATAATTTATAAATCAGGATTTATTGAAGCTCATAAAATATGGAGTGCTGTTATTTGGGCAATAATTATTCTTTTTAGTCCAGTGATAATTGGATTGTTAGCTGCAAAGCAAAGCGATAAAGGATGGGCAAAAAAGGTATTAAATCCATTAGGTTTTAATACAATTCATCCAACTCCAAGTGCATGGGACTATAAATTTAGCAAAATAAATGATAAAAAGTGGGTGTTGATAACTTTAATTGATGGAAGTACTATTGCAGGAGTATTTGCTTATGATTCATTTGCTTCATCTGATATTGATGAGAGAGATGTTTACATTGAAAAGATTTATAAAATAAATGATAATGGTTGTTGGAATGAAGTTGAAAGAAGTGATGGAATTCTGGTAAAATGTAATCAAATCAAAACAATTGAGTTTTGGAATGATGAAAGGGTGAATCAAAAAAATGGGAAATGAAAAGAAATCACTAAATGAAGGCTACCAACCCCAGCTTGGTAATGGAAAGTTTGGTTATCAACCTAATGTGAACAATGGAGAAACGAAAGGTTACCAACCAACACAACAAACCCAAGCCAGCAGTGGGACAAGTATTCCACCTCAAGGTGGTTCAAATGTCAAGCCACCATCAAATAAATAAATTTCAACTTATGCCGAGTGAAATACTTGGCTATTTTTATGCCCATTTTTAGACTATGAATAATGAAAAAAGAAAAGGAAGGAGAGTTATGGATAATAATTTATTAGATATTTTAAATTTATGCAATACAAAATTCAATAGTGAATTAGCTTTAAATAAGCAAAAGTATGATTATTACAAAGATAAACATGACATTCAAAATAATTATGTGTCAATAAATAGAAGAAGTAATGAAATTGCACAGTGTAATTTCATAGGACGATTTATTGATGAAGAGACAAGTTATATTTTAGGAAAACCTGTAACCTTTGTTTCTAAAAATGGAGACGAAGAAGTAATAATGGATATAGACTACAATCTATCACATTGGAGCAAAAAACATAATCAAAATTTATGTACTGACTTAGGAATTTATGGGAAGGTATTTGAATTATATTATATAAATCAGGATTTAGAATTTTGTGCAAGGGTTCTAAATTCTAAAAATGCTTATGCAGTTATAGATGAAAACAATATTGTTACTTTATTTTTATATTTTTATAGAAAACCTTTTGATTTCAATGAGTATGTTGATGTTTATACCTCAACAGAAATTATTACCTATATCAATAATACATACGAAGAAGTGAATAGACAGGTTAATATTTTTGGTAGGGTACCAGTAGCTTTTTGCAGTATAACTAGAACGATTTACGATATGATTAAAAGTTTAAATGACAGCTTTAACATAACATTATCAAACGCAGTAAATGAAAATTCGGATTTCAGGAACGCATACATAAAGGTAACTGGGGCATTGGTAAAAGAAGAAGATATTCAATTTTTTGATAGTAAAGGTATTATAAATGTACCAAAAGATGCAGATGTTGATTTTTTAATTAAAAAAGTAGATGATGCATTTTTAAGTACAACCCTAACTGAATTAAAAGACAATATATATGAATGCACAGGGCATATCAATTCCAATGAAAAATTGGCAAGCAATACTAGCTCACTAGCTCTTCGTGCAAGATTAATAACACTAGAACAACGTTGTCAGTTAATGGGTGATAGTATATCAGATATTATAAGTACAAGGCTTAAATTCTTATTTGAGTATTTAAAAATTAAACAAAACAAAATTTATGATTATAAAAATATAGATATCCGCTTTACACCAAATGTTCCACAGGATTTATTATTAATTGCAAGTGTAATTAGTCAGTTAGGTGGAGTAGAAGTAAGTCAGGAAACTAAATTATCACTGCTGCCTTTCATAGAAAATCCTAAACTTGAAATGGAAAGAATTAAATTAGAGCATCAAAATACTATGAATAAAGTAGATAACTTTAACAATCCATATGATAAATCTAATTTTGATGATAATAAAGACAATATACCTGACAATGGAATACCTTCTGATGTTCCTAATATTAATATTGGAGTATTAGGGGATGGAGATGAAGATGAATAAGCAGTGAAAAATAAGCTACATGATTACATGATGGCTTTTTTTATTGTCTTTATTTTGGGTTTTCATAGACGTTAAACAAAGAAAATACTAAAAAGGGACTTATAGGAGTAAGGAACTATGAGGACAGAAGGAGAGAAAATTTATGGCAATTGAAAATTTTGATGAAGTAAAAACATATCTTGAAACACAAAAGGATAATGAGGAGGTTAAAGGCTACTTACAAGGGTTTAATAAATTATCACTTGAAGGAGTCAAAAGTTTCTTGGAATCTGATGAAGAAGGGAATAAATATCTTCAAAGTTTTGCGGATAGCAAAGTTACTAAAGGTATAGAAACATTTAAACAAAATAACCTTAATAAATTGGTGGAGGAAGAAATCCAAAAGAGGAATCCATCATTAGACCCAAAGGACTTAAAAATTCAGGAACTTGAGAGTAAATTTCAAGCATTAGAAAAGGAAAAGATGAAGGAAGTTTTAATGAATAAGGGTTTAAAGGTAGCTAATGAAAAGAAACTTCCTATTGATTTAGTGAATTATTTTTTAGGAAATGATGATGAATCCACTGTAAAAAATTTAAATACATTAGAGAAGGTATTAAAGTCCTACACTCAATCTGTAAGGGAATCAATACTTAAAGAAGGTTCTTATACACCACCAGCTGGTGATAGAGCTGTACAAACTGGGACAATAACTCAAGCTGAATGGGATAAAAATAAAAATAATTTAACATGGTTTGAAAAGAATAAATCAAAAATCTATGAATCTAAAAAGCAAGGCTTAATCAAATAATTAGAACTCCAATTTGGGGTTCTTTTTATATTAAAAAAACTAAAAGAAAGGGATAAGTATAGAAAATACTTATTTATGGTGAATTTATTATGTCAATTTCAACAAATTTTCTACAGGAAACAGTATCAAGAGAGGTACTTTTAGCACAAAGAAACAACGCAGTAGTTCAGCAGTTCTGCACTACAGAATTTGAAGGGGATATACAAGGATTAGGTACAACAGTTAGGATAAACCAGTTAGTTCCACCAACTTTATATGATACAGCCACAAATCCTATCAGTAGAGCAGCAGATAGTTTAGATTCTACAGCTTTACTATTACAAATTGAAAGAGATAAGAATTATAAGTTTGAAATTAATCATCAGGATATTGCACAGGGTGTTCCTTCTGGTACTTTTGGCAAAGCATTATTTGATATTGGAAGACAAATTGCGAGAGATGCTGATGTACTTGTTTTATCTAAATATACGGATATTACAGACACAAATCATATAATTACTAAAACACCTGTAGATAATACAAACATCTATGATTTTTTAATCGATATAGATGTAAAAATGACTGAATTAGAAATACCAGTGAACGGAAGGGTAGTTATATTACCTCCAAGGATTGCTGGATTACTTGCAAAGGATAATACCATTAGATTAGCTTATGAACAATCACCGAATGTTGTAAATGGTTATGTAACCACTGTTGGAAACTTAACTATTGTACAATCAGTTGATGTTCCCATAAAAAGTGTAAGCGATGGTAAAGGAGGACAAACTCCTGATTCATGGGAGTGTTTGGCATTTGTTGCTGGTCTTACTTTTGGACATGTTACAGGGTGCATTTTTATAGAGTGAAGAAAATTTTCACAAAAAAATATATTCATAGAAAGTGCTAATTAGAAGAATCATAACAGTATACTTATAAAATTAAATGGAGGTAGATTGTTATGGGA